ACGTCAGCGTTTACAACCAGGTGGAGCGATCGTCGTGGTTATGACTCGTTGGAGTTTAAAAGATTTAACTGGTGCACTAATTAATTCACAAAAACATATCAAAGCAGATAAGTGGCACTTAATTGAGTTTCCTGCGATCATGCCATCAGGTAAACCTGTATGGCCTCAGTATTGGAAGCTACAAGAATTAGAAGGAGTAAAAGCATCTTTGAGTCTTCCTAAATGGAACGCGCAGTGGATGCAAAATCCTACATCAGAAGAAGGCAGTATTATAAAACGTGAATGGTGGAATACCTGGGAAGATGATCGTATACCAAAACTAGAACACGTTATACAATCTTACGACACAGCGTTTTCTAAAAAAGACTCTGCAGATTATTCTGCCATAACTACGTGGGGTGTATTTTATCCGGATGAAGATAGTCCTGCACATTTAATATTACTTGATGCATTCAAAGAAAGATTAGAATTTCCAGAACTTCGTAAAGAAGCATTAGAACAATATAATTATTGGAATCCTGACACGGTTATTATAGAGGCAAAGGCCAGTGGTCTACCACTCACATACGAGTTGCGAAAAGTGGGTATACCTGTTATAAACTTCACACCGAGTAAAGGTCAAGATAAATACGCTCGAGTTAGCTCTGTCTCGCCGATGTTTGAGTCAGGAATGATCTGGGCGCCCGATGAAAAATTCGCAGAAGAGGTAATAGAAGAATGTGCATCATTTCCTTATGGAGACCATGATGATTTGGTGGACAGTACAACACAAGCGTTGATGCGTTTTAGACAGGGAGGATTTGTAAGACTACCTGACGATTATAGAGATGAACCATTACCGCGAATAGATAAGGAATACTACTGATGGCACAGGATTATGATTACGGCCAATTAATAGATGATTTTGAATTAGGTGCAGACGTTGGACCAGACGAAACATTAACACAATACATAGAACGAAGACGTAGAGAGTTTGAGTCGAAAGCGGACGGCGGATCGATTGGCATAGAAGTTTTCTTTGGACCGAAGAGAGAGGATTTTAATATTGGTGGTAATGTTCAAAGAGCAACAATACCTCAACCCTATGACTCAAGAGCAACTGCTGCAGATTTTGCAAGAGCAATACAAAATGTAGGTGCGGGAACTGATTTACAAAAGGCTATGGACATACAAAGGTATGGTGAAAATGTTCAAAGGCAAAATATGTTAAGTAAAATAAAAGATGCGGGGACTAATTTAGCTATGCGAGCGTATGGACTAGATCCAACAAAAGCAGGAATAGCTCAAAGTCCTTCAATGTTAGAATTTCAAGAAATTAAAACGGCAGGGCTACCACAAAAAGATTATTCAGCAGCTTCAACTTATGGATTGTTAGAAGACATAACAGAGGGAAATCCAATAACAAGAGCGTTAGCTGGCACCATAGGATTAGCAGCATTGCCTGCTAATGAAGTACTTCGACCTGCGTATGATTTAATACAAGGAGTTTATAAAGGAGCTACAGATCCTAATAAAAGTATTCCTCAAGCAATAAAAGATCAAAAAATACCTGAAATGTTAGCGGGTAGTAGAGAAGGAGTATTACAATTTATAGGAGATCAATTTGGTCTTACAAACAATAGACAAGATATTGTAGATTCAATAACTAAAACTCCAACATACGATTCAGCATCAGCTGGTGCAATTATTACAGACGGTGATTCTAAATACAGAATTAATGCTGATGGATCTAGAAGTTTAATTGGTAAAATTGAAGATGCACCTATAATTGATAGACCAACAATGGCAGATGTTGCGGGTCCTAAAATGATAGATGGAGTATCACAAGAAGGCATTATTCCAGGTTTTAAAAGACAAAGAACAGGTCCACGTGGAAATTATAATGAATATAGTTATGTTGGTCCAGATGGTCAAACATATGGAGCAGAAACTTATGCATCTATTGCAGCGGGAAGGTATCCAGATATATATGATCCTAATCCTAATCGAATGATGGAATTTACAGGAGAGTCTTTTGCAAATGTTCCAATCAGCGTGCTAAATTTATTAAGAACTATACCTGTTTCAGATTATAATAAACAAGGCCCAAAAACACAAGAAGTTGCAAAAACTATTTTAGAAAAAACAGGTAAACCCTATCAATATTTTCTTTCACTTAAAGACGGCGGTCGAGTCGGACTGTTTATGGGCGGTCCTGCGTTAACAGGAACGGCATTAGATATTTATAATTCAATGAAAGCGTATGGGTTTAAAGATGCAGAAATAGCGAATGTATTAAGAGCTAGAGGTTTGTATGACACTACACCGGCACCAACTACTACAGCTGTGCCTTTGGAGCCAAACATAACTAAACCTAATGGTGGAGGCAGAGATGAAAATGACAACGGTGGCGTTAAAGATCCACGTAGTGGATTAGGTTTTTCAACAGCTAATTTTGGATTAGGTCCAAATCAAGATGTAATGGATTATGAAGCAGATGCTGCTAAAATAGGTCCAACTATTAGAGGTCAAATTGCAAAAGGTAGACTTGGTATTCAAAGTTTAATTTCTAAAATGAGATCACTTCCTACTCCATTAAATATTGCTTTAAACCTTGCAGGTAAAGTTGGAGATTTTTTTGACCCTCAAAGAGCAACAAGAGAGGCTATGGCTAGAGAGTCAGTAAGAGATTTACAAGACAGAATAGATAAAGGTCAGTTTGGATCAACAACTCCTACACCACAAGATAAAGCACGAGCCGGGGGCGGTGGAGGTGGTGGTGGAGCTCACGGTATGGCAGGTAGAAGTGCGCAAGACCATCAAGATTTAAAAGACGGCGGCCTCGCTACAATGTTCACTAGGAGGCGATAGTGGCTAAAGGTTTTTTTGAACGTACAGGTAACGTTAAAAAATTAAAACAAATTTTAGATAACTTACCCGAAGGCACAGTAATCACTAAGAGAGAACTTTCTAGATTAAGCGGAGCGACCACTAAAACTATTACTAATGTTTTAGCCAGAGACTATCCTAATCCTAAATTTATTATTCCTGATGCAGCTACAGCTCAAGCCATGACTGTAAAAAAGAATGTAGAGAAAAAAATGCAAAATGTTAAAACTCCTTCTCCAATTACAACTGATAGAAAAATAACAGGAGTTAGGTGGCCAAGTGATAATATTGAATCTTCTTATATAGATGATTTAAGAAAAAAATATAGTTTTCCAAAAGGAACAGTTCCTGAATTATCTAATAAAGCTTTTGCCTTAAAATATTTTGGAAAAAGCGGTTCAGGAGAAATAGCAAAAGTAGAAAGAATAAATAACTTTTTAGTTAAAGATTTAAACCTATCATTTGCAAAAGGAAGTCCTAGAAAAACTTATTTAAGAAGAAAAGCAAGAATAGATGAAAGTAAAAAATTTTTAAGTGATCCTGAAAAAATTATTCTAAACAAACAAAATTCTCAAAAAAAAATTGTAAATAGTTTTTTTAAAAATAATCCTGAAGCTATAAATGATCCTAAATATAAAAAAGTAAAAGACTTAATGAATGCTAGGTTTAAAGATGGAAAAATAACCTTTGATGTTAGGGATGATGCTTATTATATTAAAAAAGCTAAAGAAGGAAAACTTTTTGATTTATTTGATATTAGTGCTGTAGCTAGTGAAAAAAGAAATATAAGATTTCCATCTAATTTAAATGTTACACCAGGACAATTTAATCAAGCTTTTATTAAACAGATTACAACACATTTTGCAAAAAATCCTGATGATACAACTGCTTTAAATGAAGTAAGTAATTTTTTAAAATCATATGGGATCAGGGCTGAAGTTCCTGGTATTGGTAGAATAGGAGAAGCACCAATTGCAGCTGTTGAAAGTTCCTCTGGTAGATTACCTAATATAGAAAATACTTTTGAAAAATTAGGAATATCAGAATTAATGAGTAAAGATTATGTTCCTCCTAAAAAAATTAATGAGTTTGTAAAAAAAGTTAAATCAGTTCCTGGTGGTTGTAGAGTTGTCATAACAAGAGCATTAGGTGGACCAATAGATGCGTGCGAAGCAATTATAAAAGCAAATCCAAAAGCTGCTGCAATAAAATTAAATAATGCAATAACCGCAACTAAAGGACCATTAAAAGAATTAAAAGAAGATTCTAAAAAACTTGCAAACTTTATTGATACCGGACAAATCACAACCGCGGACAAATTACCAAGACCCGATGATGCAAAACTAGCTGATACATTTAAAGAAACAAACATAAGATGGAATAATGACATCGGTGCATTTGTAACTCCAAACGAAGATATTGCATCACAAGCTGATATTAAAAAATATATTGCAGAAAATCCAATGGAGGTAAAAGCAGGAGAGACACCATTAAAACCTGCAACCAATAAAAGTGTTTTAGCTAACGTAGGTAGAACTATGGCAGCTGTTGGAGCTCCATTACCTACAGCGTTAATAGACTCATACTTTATAGGCCAACAAGTAAAACAAGGCAAAGGTACAGCAGAGATTGCAAGCAACCCATTAAACTGGTTAGGTCTTGCAACTATGGAACCCCTAACAAAAGCTGCAGGTATTGCAGAAGGTGATGGTTTGAAGAAGGTATTGAGATTAGGATTGAATCCTGCTACAATTAGAGGTATAAGTAGGTTCGCAGGTTTACCGGGACTTGCAATAAGTACGGCTATGACTGCATATGATCAGTATGAAAAATACAAAGATGGAGAGGGATTCATCTACAAACTATTTAATAAAGAGGGAACCTAATAGATGGCTACAATAGACAAACCACTTCCAAATACAAATATTACCGAAACAGTTGTTAAAGTTCCAAAACAAGAAGAATTAATTCAAGAACGAGATGAGATTATCGAAAAGAAAAATCAACAAGGTAACATTGAAGTTACCATGGATGATGAAGGTGGTGCTGAAATTGCTTTTGATCCAAGAGCAGTTGCGGACGAAGGTGGTCAAGATCACTACGAAAATCTTGCAGACTTTTTAGGTGAAGATGTTTTAGAACCACTTGGTGCTAAAATGGTTGATCAATACAACGAGTACAAAGAGTCTCGAGGTGATTGGGAAGAAACTTATAGAAACGGATTAGAACTTTTAGGATTTAAATATGAAAGACGAACGGAACCATTTAGAAACGCTTCTGGTGTCAATCACCCTGTTCTTGCGGAAGCAGTTACGCAATTTCAAGCGCAAGCTTATAAAGAGTTACTCCCAGCTGATGGACCAGTACGAACGCAAATAATGGGAACAGCTGATGTTCCACGTGAAGAACAAGCAAAGCGTGTTAAAGATTTTATGAATTACCAAATTATGG